ATACAGCCATCAAAGAATAATTATCAGGTCGCAAAGCTCCGTGACATCTGCCCCAAGCTTCCATTAAAGTTTGTATGCCATCTTCTCTATTTGTATTTTGTTGTGCTCCAATAGCCTCTAATCTTTTACCAAACTCGTCCATAATTGTTATTTGAGTTGGTCTATATCTAAGTATTGAATGTACTGCACCTGATGATGTGTAGCCATCCCCAACCACTAAATCTTGGTGTTCTGAAGTGTTCAAAACATTCTCAACAAATGATTTTATATTTTCTTTTCCCTGACCAGATTTGGCTATACCCATAAAGTATAAAGATGAAAAATTATTCATGTTTGTTCTATAAATCCTACCACAGACAACGCTAACTAAAGATAGTGCAGCTACAATAGATAGTTCTGGTTGGCTTACTTGTGCTATTTTTTCACAAAAATCAAACATGTCTTTTAAAATACCTGGCGGCCTATATAAATTTTTTGGCGGATCTATTTTTTCATAACTATTTACAAAAAGAGGTGCCTTTGCATTTTTTCGGTCATGGGTTTTTTTTACATTATCTACAACTGAATTTATTTCTGCTTGTGATAAAGGTGGACTGTTTTGACTATTCCAACTTTGCATAAAAAATTTAGCAAACTCAATATTAATATTTTTTGATATTAGATAACCGGCTAATCTGGCGGCTTGGTCATTTCTCGATCCTTCATTAACACCGTCTAATGAGATAGGAGCTTGAACCTTAATAGACTTATCTCTATTATTGCCTGTAATAGCTATCCATTCTTTTTCGGTAAAATCAGGCAGATCATCAAAATCATGAACATCCCATTCAGGAAAAAGTTGCGGTTTATACATGGCTCCAGAGGCATGTCTATTGTAAGGGGCAATAATTAATCCACCCTCCCCTCTGATATCTATATGCCTTTCTATTGGCGTATCGTTATTTCTCTTTGTTGCGAAAGTAGTAAAGTTTTGTGGATTGTTGTAGTAGTAGTGCATGCCTTTACTGGTAATAACACGGTAAGGACTCGCAGGTAAATTATTTTCTACCCAAGACATAGCTTCTGGAGTGTCTGCGTCAACAACTAAAAACTCACCACAAATTAAAGCAACTACAAGATCATCTCTATCTTTAAACCATTCAATAACCTTTTCTCTTTTTGGTCTTTCTGTTTTGTATTGGTGCCAACCACCTAAAAAGACTGGTGGTTTTTTATTTTTACGCAACAAAGGAACTACCGTCATACCTTCATCAAAGTATGATAAGGCTAGATCTAGTGGGCTTTCATTTTCAGTTAGATTTAGATTGAACACTTTCAGCTACAATATCTTCGAGATTACCATAGATGGATTCAAAATCCAGCCTTCCGTTAGAGGCTTTAATAATTTTTTTAGCCTGATCAACTGAAGGTTGACGATATCCATATCTCCAAGATTTAATTGAAGCTATTGAACATTCAAATTTTTCTGCCGCTTCGGGCATACCTAAGAATTCTATATATTGTTTTAACGTGTATCGTTCCACTTCTCTCTCCTTATATTTGGGTTGTATGTCTAAGACGCCTAAGTTCCTCAACGCTTTTGTTGATAAAATTTTATTTCTAAAATGGTAGTTTGCTAACCAAGTAAAGTCTTTTGACATTTTCTACAAATCCGTAATTAAATAATAGACATATGGTAACTTTTGTTTTACTATAATGCAACAACTATTATTAAGGAGAGATTATGTCTTTAAAACAAAGAATAGTGAGCCCTAATTCATTGGTCGAAGATCAAGGGGCAAAAATTTTAATATACGGCGCTGCGGGTGCCGGTAAAACGACGCTTTGTGCTACTGCACCTGGTAAAAAATTGATGATCGATATGGAGTCAGGACTTTTGTCCGTTCGTGACGATAAAAATATTGACGTCATACAGGTGAAGAAAGCAGAAGATGTTATGGAAATTTGTCAGGCTTTACAGAGTGGCGAGTTACAATACGACACCGTATGTTTGGACTCTATATCTGAAATGTCTGAAATTTTGTTAAATTACGAAAAAGCAAAACATAAAGATCCCAGAATGGCATATGGAAATGTGCAGGAATCTGTAACTAATGTTATGAGAGCTTATCGTGATTTGCACATGCACGTTGTTTTCGTTTCAAAAATGGAAAAACAAAACGTCGATAACGTCATGCAATATGAGCCTAAAATGGTTGGAACAAAATTGGGCCAATCAATAACTTATTTTTTCGACGAAGTTTTAGCTCTTAGAGTTATCGAAGAACAAGACGACGACGGAGATATAGTAAAAAATAGATGGCTTCAAACTGATGTTGGACAAGGTTTTACTGCAAAAGATAGATCTGGAAAACTAGAGCCTTTTGAAGAGCCTTGTTTAAATAGTATTATAGGTAAACTTGGATTTGACACACAATTTGTTGGAGGTAGTAATGAGTGATTTTGATGGTGTTGAGTGGTTAGACGTTGAGCAAATCTCTAAAAGAAAAGAGATTGCCCCTGCAGGCGAACACGAAGTAAAAGTTGTAGCTGCAGAAAAATATAAATCTGAAGCAGGTAATTGGACTGTAAAAGTTTCATTTGAGTTTAGTGACGGCGATTATAGAGAGCATAATGAGTGGTATAACTTGTGGGCTGCTAATGCTGACGCTAAAAGAATATCAAACGAAATGTTTACACATCTAGCAAAAGCTGTTGGATTTAAACAATTTCCTGGTAGCATAGATTCTCTTGTTAACAAAACTTTGTGCTTGAACATTTATCACAAAGATGAAGAGAATAATAAAACAGGTGAAACAGTAACTAGAACTAAAGTTGGTGAGTATTTAAATAGCAAAAAAAATGCTGCACCTAGTTCTAAATCTAAACCACCTTTTTAACAACTACGACCGTTGTTGTGTGAGGGGCCTATCCGTTGGGCCCCTTTTCTTTTTCTAATATTCTGTTTATAATTAAATCTCCATTCATAATCTCTCTCCTTGAATGGTTTTGGAGTTTCTCCAATTACTTATAGTGTATAAAAAAGGGAGCCGTAAGGCTCCCTAATTACATGTAGACTTTGGGGATCTAAAATGAAAAATACTAATAAAACATCTACATGTCCGTAAGTTCTTTTTTAAGTCTATTAATATACCATACGCACTTCTCCAAGTCTTGTATATTAGACTGTTTATATTTATATCTATGTAGATATTTTATCGCCGTACCTTCAAGATAAGATCTATAACCTAATGGGCCTAATTGTTGTTTTATATAATCAATAGCCTCTAATGTTCCCTGATTATAGTGAGGTGGTTTATTAACCATATCTAGATCTTCCACATCTCCTTGAAAGTCACATTTATCTTCCATTTCCATCTGCTCTTTTGTGAGCTCTGTTTTAGCGTCCCATTCTTCAGGCGTTATTTTATCAATACTCATAATTTCTCCTTGTTTACGATCGGTTGTATCATCTTTTTCTTTTTCCATTAGTGAAGTGTACCTCTGTTGTGCATATCATTGTAAAAATCACTTTGCATAATTTGTTTTTCTGCTTGTGACCAAACTTCAACAAATCTTTCAAATTGTTTTATATTCATAATGAAATGAACTTCTCCATTCTCGATAGTCGGTTCATTTTTATAAACATCTTCAAAAAGCAGCTTGAGTTCTAAAGGAATTTCACCTTTTTTGTAAGCTGTATTAATAAACTCCAAATTGATTTTGATAAATTCATCAATATCTTTTTGGGTAACGTCATTTTTTATAAAGTAAAAAGATTTACCTTCTTTTCCATTTGGCATAAGCAACATTATAACTCCTTTAACAATCTATATTCATACCCTCTAAATGTTTTTTTGGTTACTTCGTTTATAAGTGCATTTTTCATGTCACCCATCGTACCAATCTCCACATAAAATCATGCAATTAAATATTAAATACTTGCTGATTATAATTATTAGAACAATACAAATTATGATCCCCCACTCAAATAATTTTTGTTCTTTACTATTTTTCATAAAATTTAGGGGGTACTTTAGTATGCCTCACATTAAAAACGGCCGTTAGAAGCGAAATTAGAGCGTCGTTTTTTTCTGTCATAGTTCAATTTCTACCAAATCAGGTGTGTTATAAGTTGATGGTAGGCTTTTGCCTCCAACTACATGCTTGTATTCGTTTATAAGTCTATCTAGTTCTAACCAACCTGCTTCTAAATCATTTTTTTTCATTTTAAAAATTTTAGTTGCATAGGGTGGCTTTTTTTCTTGGGCGACAAATAAAAAATTATTAACATTAAATCCTGCTTGCTCGAAAGCTTTTTTATACCAAGCTGCCTGAAGATCATATTGGTATTTTTTAACAGAATTTAAAAAAGACTTAGGCTCTACGCTTTGCGTAGTTTTGTAGTCTATTATGTCTATAGTTTTAGAGTCGTGTGGCTGAGAGACTGGAAAGCGTATGACATCTGCTTTTACTTTGCACAGTAATCCGTTTTCTTCCCAATACAAAGCTCTCTCGTATGGATAATTAAAACAATCAGGATATTCATTTTCTGAAGGGTGTAGTAGTTTATCTGCTTCAGGTATCAAACTATTTTTCATATTATATATAGTTTCTTTTTCCGTATTTGTTATAACGGTAAGTCCTCTTTGGGTGTATTCTGCTCGTAGGTCTTTATTTGCATTTGTATAGGGCGAGCCTACTAAACAAGCAACGTCTTTTACGAACTGCGATTCTCCTTCGACTATTAAAGAATGTGCTGCTGATCCAAATCTTAGAGCTGGAGTATCTTCTATCTCTTCATTTAAAGCATGGAGTTGTGAAACTCCGAAACGTCTTATTGTGGACGAAGAAACTCCTGGACCATTATGATAAATCTGATTTGATAAATCAGTAAAATATAAAGCATTTCCTAACACTACATGATCGTGCTTCTCTAAAGTTTCAGGAACTATCATCTTTGTTATCCTTTGGTTTAGCTTGCAAGATTCTCGAAAACATTTGCGTAATATGTTGCGAATATTCGGGTGGCAACTTGTTTAACTCTGTAATCAAGTTCATAAATTCAGTAGTAGCATTGTGAGTTTGATACTCCATATGCTCTAGCGTATTAAGATCGTTAATATCTTTATTTTTAATATTTTCTTTAATAAGTT